ACAGACCGTGGTCCTATCGCTCCGGGCCGCCTGCTTCAAATAGTGAACCAGTACCGCACGGATGCGTTCTCTAAACGCGTGAGCCTGCTCACGCACCATCGGGTCGGCGTTATCCGACACCGACACAATCTTATCCAGAGCCTGCTCCGCAAGCTCCTCCGGGGTAAAGCCCCTGTTATTCGTGGTCTGCACCTTCACATCAAAGGGTAGATCAACCTTGACCTCTACGCCGAACATAACCTATCGACCTCCTTGACCGAACACAGGGCCCGGAGATTCGGATTTAATCGGAAGACGCACCATGCCATCCCGGTATTCGTCCCGGCGGCGGCGTCCTTGTTGCTCGATGCCCAGAGATTGAATCGCTTGTTGATAGCTGTTTTCAAAATACTGCAGCATTTCCAGCGGACCCTTGGTGTAGCTATATGTCTGAACAAGGCAAGCATACAGCAATGCTTCCGGAGCATTCTTACTTAGCCATGTTTCCGTGTTCGAGGAGGACAACTGTGTAGGGCGGTATACATAGCCAAGTTGGACGGCGTAATTACTGTCCGGAGTAGGGGCAATGTAAAATGTGTCTTCCGAGAAAACAGAGTAATACTTAGGCGTGCCCGTCGTAGCGTAATCAGGCCAGTATTCCTTCATGAAGGACATGTCCCTGAAGTCCAGCATAGTCTGGTCACCATCACTATTGGTGAACATTAGATACCGATGCACTAATAGATCGCTTGGGACTGGAATAAACCTGTTCCCAGAAGTCATCGCAGCGGTAGCTTCTTTCTTAAATACGTCTAAATCGATGTCCCTAAGTACCCGATTTTCGGATAGGAGAATGAACGTATCGATAAGCGCAGACGTCAGTACGTTAGAATCAAGTTCCGTATAACTGCGAACTGCATCTACTAATTCAGCATATGTCATGAGGTGGTCACCGTAACAGTACCAATGTACCCGCGCGCCTTGATCGGCTGTGGCAGAGAGGCGGGCATCATCCCAGTGCTGCCAAACAAGGCATCGTTCACCGCGCCCACGCTAACAACCAGCGGCTCAGTGCGATCCGGGCGGGGATCCTGCAGGGCTACTGCATCCCCAGTCCCCTTAATCGGGAATAACTGAGGCTCTTTTGGCTCATAGTCGCGTGAGCAGACCATAAAGCCCTTCCAATTCTTACGAAGATCTGTCAGGCGATAACGCTGTCCGCAAATGTCGCAGAGTCCGTATGCGTATTTGGCGGAAGCGAAAGCCATCTTAGCCGCCTAAATCCGGAACAAAACGGGAACTCGCGGTGTCCCGATCTTCCATCGAGGCACGGAGGAAGTCCTCTTCGTACACCTGCTTCAGGAGCTGAATGCGATCAGGGGCGTACTTGAGCGCCAACTGGTACGCCAACCCAGACACCAGACACGGCAGAAACCGGAAATTGATGTCAGAAGTGTTGGTGTACACGCCAGCATCTTGAATCCGGCGGATCCGGTAATACACGAGAGTGTAGCTTCCATCCGCCGCAGGGTAGACATACGCCGTCGGGGTGCCTGAACGCTCTACATAAATCTGCGAAGGGCGACCCTGCACATTTTTATTCGGTAGATTGAGATATTCCTGACGACTAATGCGCTCGATCGTAACGTCTTGCTGGGAAGTACCAGTGCCCGTACGAATCACCGCGGACAACATATTGACCGTATCCGTGCCCAATGCGACGCTGGTATCCCCGGCAGTCAGGGACTTCGTGCCCTGCTCAATGGTCCAGAGATTTAGGCCACGATTGGCCCAGTCCAGAAACAACAGATTCAGGGAACGACGCGCCGAAGCCAACTGGTAACCACCAGTCATGCGCATACCACACCGCTCGAAAGCCTCTTCTACGAGGTCGTCGATCGACAGGTCGAATGCTGTTGTTCCTGAAGTAGCCATGTCTTACTTCTTGCAGCCCTTTTTGGCCATGCCGCCCTTGCGGTACTTACTTACACAGCCGCCTTTCTTCATCTTTTTAACGCCCATGCAAGCGCCACCGCCACGGTTAGCCTTGCCCATGCCACGTCCCATCATGATCTACTCCTTAGCTCTTGCTAACTTCGAGAATGATTGAATAGGTGTCACCAGCGGTATGCCCACGCGTCGTGAACAGAATATCGCCAGTTACGCCCGTGCCTGCATTGTTCTGGATACCACCAAAGCAGCGGAAGTCCAGATGGTCAGTAAGACCTGCCGGAGCGGTAAATGCCAGAACATTCGCGGTTGCGTCAAACAGGACGTCGACTGACATCCCATCGGTCGCGAACCATGCCTGCATGATTTTTACCTTAGACGGAGCGCCGGCCAGAGTGGATACGTCCACTTTGACCACGGCGGATTCGCCGTCACCGCCGCTGACGTTGGTGAACTTCAGGACCGAGGTTTTCGGACCATCGACCAGAACCTGCGTGGTTACTGTATCTGCTGCCATTTCAATTCCTCTTTCAAAGACCCCGAAGGGCTACAAATAAAGGCCAATGGCCGATTAGGTCAATGCGGTAGTGGTGATTTTCAACCAGCTAGAACCGTCACTAACAACCAGTGCGAACTCGTCGTCGCCTACGCCATTGTCAGAAATGACATAGATCTTGCCGGTGCTAGAAGCAGCTGCCGGAAGAGAACCAGTTACAGTGGAAGTCGGGGTAAGAACACCGGCAACATTGCCAGTTACGTCGCCAGTTACGTCGCCTACGAAACCGCCTGTTACTTCAAGCGGACCGGAAAGATGGGTAGTAGCCATGTTAAATTTCTCCTTTGAGATGACTATATTTCAGCGCAAGTTTCCTAGCAGAGCTAGTGTCTAAACCAACCTCACGTCCTCGCGCTGCGTAGGTCATGTGGTCATTTTCAACCAAGAACTTAATCTTGGCAAGGTACTTTGGATCAGCTAAAGCCTTCTGCTGACGAAGAGCAGACAACTTAGCCTTGTATTCTGCTGTAACATGTGCTGTGCAGCCTTTTTTAGTCAAGCTAATCTTGTTTTTTGTAGCCTCAGAGTGCTTCCGATACTTCATGGGCGTTTTAGCCGTGACCGAAATGTTGTACAACTTGCAGGCTTCTCCAAACCACGCATTTCCTGTGAGAAACTCTTCTTCGAGCCACTCTAAATCACTGACATCTTCGCATACGACCTCAAGAAAAGGCTTAAAACAATGCGGCTCCGCGTCATACGCCGTCTGTAGATTTGGGTTTGGGTGCTGCCCCAAACGAAGCAGGCGCATGTGTTCCGCAGTGCGTTTACGCATGCGTTTTGTGCTACCTACATAATACTCCCCTGTCCGAGTGTTACGGATTTGGTAAATACCTGCGGTTTCATTGGTGTAAGGCATGTGGGGAGCATACGTCGGTCCAAGCATTCCGTCAAGCATAAAAAAGCCCCCTTGCGGGGGCTTTTACCTTGAAAATCAAGGATTTTACGCAGCACCCGGTGAGCCGAAGACACCACGCGGATCAGACCAGCCGAAGCTGTAACGCTCACGAGCCTTGTAACGTACGTTACCAGTCTCGAAGTCACCTTCCATGCCGGTCTTGATAGCAACACGCTGGAACATCTTCAGACCGTTCGGCGCGTCGGTCTTGAGGAACCATGCGTCGGAGTCGGTCAGGTAGTGGTTTACAGAGTAACCCTGCGGAACCATACCCATGTTACGGACAGCGTTGATGTCGTTATCAGCGGTACCAACACGAAGAGTAGACTTCATGATGCGGTCAGCGGTGAACTGAAGTTCCTTCGGAATGATCAGCTTCATGCCGCGAACAGCGATCTTCAGACCACGCTCGTCGGTGAACGCAGCGATGTCAATCAGCGCCTGTTCCAGCGAGGTTTCGCTGAGGTCAGCTGCGGTTGACAGTTCGTTGCGCAGGCTCGCACCAGACAGGGTCGGGTGGTCGGTAGCACACAGTTCCTTGCCGTCACCGCCGAGGTAGCTAGAGCTGAACGCATTGTTCAGGACAGAAGCTGCCTTGATCTGCTTGGTGACCGCCATGGAGCGTGCCAGAGCCTTGGTGTAACGGGAAGCCAGCTTGTCGTACAAGTTGTCTTCAATCGCTTCTTCAGTCAGAGCGAACGCCAGAGCGATCGTTTCGTGGCTGTAACGCGAAGTGTAGACTTCCTGTGCGTCGTCATAGGTGACGCTTGCGCCTTCACCCTTGGTTGCGGCTTCGCCGAAACCAGACAACATGACTTCTTCTTCAAAAGCACGGTCAGAGTTCTCAACAGAGAAGATTTCTGAGTGCTCGTTTTCGTAGTTGCTGTATTCCAGACCGAACAAGGCGTTCAGACCCGGCTCCAGCTCTTTTACGAGTTGTGCGCGATTAATAGCCATTGTTCAGCTCCTTAGATTGCAGCGCCAGCTTGTGCACCAAGTGCATGCTTGCTGATAGTTACTTCAACCTCTGCAAACTCGCCCCATGCGTTGCCCGGCTTCTTAGAGAGGGCAATTACACGGAAGAAGTCATCAGTAGAGGCGTCTTCATCGATCTGCTGTGCAGAACGACCGGTAGCGGTGCTACCTGCGTCGGTGTTGTCCAGATCCACGAACGCACCTACCAGAGTAGAGGCCGGGGTACCTGAGCACTGTGCAGCGAACACGATGTTCGGATCGTCATATACGAAAGCAACTGCGTCGCCGTCACCCAGAGTAGTCTGAGCAGCAGGCCAGTACTTGCTGTATACAATTTCACCCTGTTCATTGGTGTAACGGCAGCCGCCGAATACGCCCAAGAAGGATGCAGAATCATCGTCACCCACGTCGATGTAACCGGTTGCCAGCAATTCAACAACGTCGCCGCTGAAGATTGCAGTAGCAGAATCGGTTGCAATCGGGT